ACTTCAGCGGGTGGTCGTACTGATCATACCATACTGAGAACAGCAGGTTTCACAGTGAAAGCACCACACGCACACAATGCAGTCCGCGACGGAATCAACGCTGTCAATGCCAAACTGTTAAGTTCTAGTGGGGTTACTACACTGTTCTTCGACCCCAAGTGTAAATATGCTATCGAGTGTCTCGAGAAACAGACTTATAAAGAAGGCACTAGCATACCGGATAAAGACAGTGGGTTTGATCACCTTAATGACTCACTGAGATACATGGTGGATTATTTGTTCCCCATTAGACAACCAACTACCACTCCGCCTGTAAGGCAGTGGGGACATAAAATAGGATAATAACATGGCTAATCAAACGCTACTAGACGACTACACAGCCCTTGCATCAACGCACTGGCTCTACATGAGAAACAGAGATCGCTGGCAGTTTCTATATGAATCATATGTTGGCGGAGAAGAATATCGTCGTTCAGGACACTTGACCAAGTATGTTCTAGAAACAGAAAACGAATACAACGCACGCCTTGACAACACACCCCTAGACAATCACGCACAGTCAGTTATTCAGACTTATGTAAGTTTCTTATTCCGTGAAACTGCGGAACGTGATTTGAACGATTGGGAATATTTGCCCGATGTTGAAAGTTTTTTACGTGATGCTGACATGGAAGGCAGAGACTTCGACAGTTTTATGAAGCAGGTCAGCATTTGGTCTAGCGTATTTGGACACGCTTGGGTTGTTATGGCCAAGCCTAACTTTGATCTAGTCACAGCAGCACAAGAGCAGGCTGCTGGTGTGCGCCCCTATGTGAATCTTATCACACCTTTAGTGGTAAGTGATTGGAAGTGGGAGCGTACTCCTAGCGGACGTTATGAGTTGGTTTATTTTAAGTATGTTGAAGAAGTCATTGACAAGCTGACAGTTATTAAAGAATGGACCCGTGAGTCAATCAAGACTTGGATAATGGATGATGTTAAGAAAGAAGCCTACTTAGAAACTGAAGAAGAGAATCAGTTGGGCAAGATCCCCGCAGTGTTGGTCTATAACCAGCGTGGTATCACCAAGGACATTGGCGTTAGTGATATCAATGACATCTCAGATCTACAGCGCCAAATCTATAACTTAACTTCTGAGAATGAACAGGCAATCCGCTTAGATGGACACCCTAGTCTAGTGGTTCCGCCTACAGCACAGTTAGGAAGTGGTGCTGGTGCTATCATTCAATTGCAAGAAGGCAGTGATCCTGGACTTAACCCCTACTACCTAGAAGCAGGTGGAACCAGCGTGGGCAACATTCATACCACCATAGACAAGTTGGTTGAAGCCATTGATCGCATTTCATTCACAGGCGGAGTTCGCAGTACTGTTAAGAAAGTGCAAAGCGGCATTGCTATGGAAGTGGAGTTCAACTTACTAAGTGCAAAACTAAGTGAGAAAGCAGACAACCTAGAACTTGCTGAAGAACAGATTTGGCAATTGTATGGGCAGTATCAGAATCGTGTATGGATGGGCGAAATCAAGTACCCGGACACATTCTCAATCCAGGATGATGACAGAGAATTTACACACCTACAGCAGGCCAAGGCAGCAGCCACTGACCCTGTTGTATTCCGCATCATTGATGAACACATAGTTGAAATGTTGGGCGAAGAAAAGGCTCGCTTGCCTTTCATCGATCCTAACCCACAGCCAGGCAGACTGTATCCTGATGGTGAAGAGATCAACGCTAACTTGCCAGCAGCATATCAACCAGCAGATAACCCAGATGTTCCTGCAGGACAAAACTGCGGTAACTGTGAATATTACAAGCCCGGTGAATTGTATTGCACCAAGTTTGACGCTCCAGTTCGTGCAGTGTTCTGGTGTGCCAAGTGGGAAGCAATGGAAGAGTACGAAAGTTAAACCTAAAGGAAAACAAAATGGAACAACAAGAACACAGCCCCCTACCAGTTCGTGGAATGCGTACTGCAAAGAACAAAAAGCGTCCTAAACCACCTAAACGATAACCATTTATTGCACATTCAATAAATAGAAACACTGATGACTTCATCCCGGAGTCATTAACCTACTTTAACTTATAAAGGCGATGCGACGATGTCAGACAATACATTGGCTAATGAAGATACTGGGTCTTCCGAAACAATCCAGGCACAGTCAGTAAAAACTTATACGCAAGAAGAAGTCGATAACATGATGGCCCGCACAAAAGGTGCAGTCCAGAAGAAGTACGAAAAGACACTTGCCGACCTAGGTGATATTGACGAACTGCGTCAATTACGAGCAACACATGAACAGCAACAGCTAGAGCTTCAAAAGAAGCGTGGCGACTTTGATAAAATCATTGCTGAACTGGCTGCTAAGAAAGATGCAGAAATAAGCAAGCGTGATGAGATTATTAAATCTTACACTGTAGATATGCCCTTGGTCAATACGGCAGCACAATTAGGTGCAGTAAATCCCAAGCAGGTGCAAGCGTTATTAAAGTCTAATCTTAGATTAGGTGAAACGGGTGAAGTTGAAGTGCTAGATGAAAAAGGCACAGTGAGATATTCAGACAAAGGACAGCCTTTCAAGGTAGAGGACCTAGTTAAAGAATTCTTAGACAGCAACCCGCACTTTAAATCAGCAGGCCCAGCCACTACACAGAGTAAGAGCAATGTTAATCAATCACGAGAGAAATTTGACATAACAAAATTAAACATGTCAAACCCAGCAGATCGTAAAATCTATCAAGAGTATAGAAAGTCTGCAGGGATAGCCTAACATTAACAGGAGATTATTATGGCTGGATCTACAAGCGTAACATTAAACGACCTATTACCTACCATTGTCCAAGAGGCAATGTTCGTAGCTAATGAGCGTTCTATCATGAGAGGATTGGTTAAGAACTATTCTCTAGCCCCTACACAAGGCAAAACAATTCAAGTACCAATTTACCCAGTGCAAACTGCGGCAAGTTTAACAGAAGGTGATGACTTCAGCAATACAGCAGTTTCTACTGATGTTGCTACTTTCAACGTTGGACAAGTTGGTTTGATGACTATGGTTACTGACCTAGCTGTCAATGCTTCAGCAAGCAACGTGGTTGCTGACCTAGGCCGTTTATTCGGTGAAGCAGTTGCTCGTAAAATTGACCAAGACTTAATGGCTCAATTTGCTAACTTCACAACTAACGTGATCGGTTCTAGTTCTACAACTATTACTGCTGCATTGGTTATGCAAGGTATCACTAAGTTGAAGGCTGCTGCTGTTCCTACAGACGGAATCGTAGCTGTTCTACACCCAAGCATTGCCTATGACCTAAAGGCTGCATTGACAACTCAAGGCGCTGTGGCTTTCACAGGTGGCGCTTATGGTGATGTTGCTAACGAAGCCCTACGTATGGGTTATGTTGGAAACTTATTTGGTGTTCAAGTGTTTGAAAGTGCTAACTGCCCGTTGATTACTAACGGCGCTGCTGGCGACTATCAAGGTGCTATTTTCCACCGCGACGCTCTAGGCTTTGGTCTAATGCGTGACATTCAGATCGAAACACAAAGACGTGCCCGTGCTATCGGTACTGATGTTGTTTGCTCTGCTATGTATGGCACAGGTGTTGTCTATGAAGGATACGGCGTAAGCGCAGTATTCGACAGCTCAATCTAATTAGGAGACTTCAATGGCTTTCATTAACCCAGGACAAACAGGTGTTATAGCATTCGCGGAATACTCGGATGTGACCAGCACTGACCAACGGCTATTTGAGGCCAATGAAGGAATCGCTGACCAAACTATAGTTGAGGATCTAACTATCAAGGCTACAAGTCGTATCCTACAGTTGATCCGCAACACTAGTTGGTGGAGGCGTTATTACTCGATTGAAGCTAGTGATGCTCAAAGACGGGCAACAAACACTCGAAGCACTCCGGATGTTCCGCTTCCTGACCCTGATTTAATTCTAGGTCGTCAAGCGGACTTCACAGACCTATGTGTGTATTTTACTCTGTATGAATATCTGTTGCCTAAGGTAGCAGACTTCTCAGCACAGGATAATGCAGAAGTAGTTAAGATAGGCGTGTATAGAACCAAGTTTGATGTCTTGTTCAGAGAGTTGATTGATGATGGAACATGGTATGATTTCAACAATGACGGAACAGTCACTGAACTTGAAAAACTACCAACTAGAACCAATTTAGTGAGAGTTAGATAAATGAGAACCCAACTGTTATCGGCAATTACCACAGCAGTCAGCACACTTACACAGTTTGCTGTCAGTCAAGAATTGCCTTGGGAGCAGAACGGAACTCCTCTGTATCGTAAGAACATGAAGAAGATCTATGTTGATCGTGAGCGTTTGGAACAAACAACTTTGATCCCTACACTTAATGGCAATGAAGTATTTCAGAATGATCTTATTGCAGAAGTTTATCTATCAGTAGATGCTAAGAACACACCAAGTCAGTTAGACAGT